CTATTAGATTATCCATTATAAAAAGATTAGCGTCTATGGATGATGCAGAACTAATATCTGAGGTTCAGTTAGAAGATACAATAGAGGAGGAAGAAGAGGTGGAGTTGAAATGGACAAACCAATAGACATAAAAAGAAGAGGTTATTTAAACTTCTTCAAAGATGGAGTAACTGATGCTTTAGTTAATGGGAGCAGAGATGAGGATAAATTATTCTCTGCTTACTATAAGCAAGGTTATGATTTTGGATTAGTTTTATATAACGATTTATATGGTAAAGATTGGGAGAATGAAAATGGCATTTAATGAAATGAATATAGAAGATATGTTGTGCGACATGTATGACATAAGGAGAATGGCTAAGTTTACAACTTTTGATCAATCTCCTAAAGATTCAAACGGAACTATTTTTACAATTAAAGACTGTATTGATAATGTTATTGAACAATTGGAAGATCATGCAGAGAGGAATAATATTGAAGTTACTTGACTTCCCAGGTTTAATAATGTTAAACAGAAATTGCACGGAGCAATATCAGGAATTGCTTATGTTTGGTCGGAGAGTTTTGTCCTCCCCTTATCCTCTCCGACCACCTTAAAATCACCTTCAATAAAAGCAGATGGATGTTGTTTTCTTATTTCAGAGAGTCTGGCTACTATTTCTTCACGAGATAATTGATCTAACTGATGAGTTGTTTCTCTTCGATCTATAGTTAAGCCTCCGAGTGCAGAGCGTATCTTCTCGGCATTAATCGCAGATGAGAATTGACCTTCTGCCTCAGCTCCTCGACTTAAATCATGTAGACGTTTGAGTTGACCCATAAGACTAACACCATATTTCTTTTCTCTAATCTCTCGGAGTTCTTTAAGATGTTCAGTTACCAACGGGAAGTCACGACCATTCAACAAAAGGCTTGCAGTCTTATATGCTTGCCCTTCGGAATATCCTGCTCTTCTTGCACATTCGGCATTACTATAAATGCCTTCACACACAAGTTTGCAGAATTCTTTTTGTCTATTAGTAAGGAATTTTTCTTTAGCCATAAAAGTATAATAGGTTTATTCTCATATTATTTCAATTCAAAACGAATAAAAATGTTTGCGGCTTCACTCGTAACCTATTCAAGTGTAACAAGTGTAACACAAAGTGTAACAGAATACTCTATGTATACCAACAGTTACAGAGCTTTTGTTACAATGTTACAATGTTACACCTATTTTGAAAAAAATAAAAACAAAACAAAAAATTATGAGAGAAACACTATATGAAATTAAACTGCTTGACTTTTATAAGATTATTTAGGACAATTAATAAAAACCTAGGAGTATAAAATGGAAACTTTAGACAGAAGAGTGGACATGCCTATAGAAGAAGCAATTAACAGACTAGAAAGAGTAGTGTCTGATAACTGTGAAGACCTAAGAAGAATAGACGGAGGTTACATCTATGCAGATGAACTTATGTCGGCCTGGAAAAAAGTTTTGAACGAAACAAGAATCTAAATGTTCAAAGCATTATTATTAGTTTGCTCCTTGGTTCATGGATCGGGAGACAAGAAGAGTTGTTTCGAGTTACATGATTTGGAAGCTCCGAACGGCTACATTACGATCGAGAAATGTATGGGGAGAATACATGAGATGGTTGAGATGACACGAGTCATGGTTCCTTTTCCTCATCACATTAAATATAAATGTGAAAAAAAATTTGAGAGGACAAAAAATGAAATCAAATACTAAGAAAGAAATAAAAAAGACAAAAGATTTAAATTATTGGGAGAAAAGAGAAAAATATGGAATATATAAAACACAACTCATGAATTACAGTAAAGCCGATTCTTATTATATAGAAGTTTTTACAAACATAAAAAGAATTATAAAGATTGAAGCTATTACTGAAGATGAAGCAATTCAAAAAGCTGTGAAAAGAGAAGAGAGAAGAAAAACTAGAAACTGTTATACATTTGTTGACTGTGACTATAATGTGGTCGAGGAAAAAGAATATGAGGCTTATAAACAAATTAATAAGAAGGTTTGAAGAAGAGGCAATTGAATTTGCATCAGTAGGTATGGAAGAAGAGGCGAAAGATGCTCGAAGATTAGCTTCCAAATATACCGAGATGAAATACAATGGTCACACACATTCACTAAGATCGGAGATAAATGAAAAATGGAAGAAGAAACAAACTACGAATGGTCAAAAGAAGTAGAAGAAAGAAACAAAGCTTCTAAAGAATTATTTACACATTGTGCCCCTCGTTGTCCAAGATGCCAAGGCACTTTACAGACAATGAATGTACATGGGCATGAACAATGTGTCCTATGTCATGCAATCATTGACGATTGTTGCCAAGGGTCTCAATTAAAATGAGTGACAACATTCTAAAATTTCCATATAAAGTAAAGAGAACAGCAAAACCCGTGCCTTTGGTATGCGAGTTGGCTGCAAAACAATTCGACCAGGTTTTGATTGTAGGAACAACTGTAGAAAACGGATATGTTCAAATGATCACAACTATGAAAGACCCAGCCGAGGTGCTTTGGCACCTCGAGTCTGCAAAATTTGGTATAATGAATGGACTTGAAGAGGAGGAGAATGATGAGTAAGAAGAATGAAAAAAAAGACCTACACTCTAAAGATAGAGATAACGTCATCCCTTTTCCCAAATCATCCACACCTAGCAGTAGCAGTAGCGAAGAAGATGTGGGAAGTGGGGAGGGATACACAATCCATTTCGAACCAGATTGGGACGGATGGGGAGACGATTCAAAAGATAGCTAGACTAGAAGGTTGGAAGAGAAGAGAAAGAAATGCTTTAGATGGATGGGGTGGATATTGGGGACCCTTTCTAACGACAGAAGAGCAAAGTGAATTACCCGAGACAGATTTTAGAGGGACGGATGATCCTGAAGCCGTCAAGGACGAAGAAAGATATAGAGACAAATACGAAGAAAGACAGTCTGCGAGTTCATCGCTAACATTCATATAAGGGGACTATATGCAATTCAAGTACAAGACAAAGCCTTATGCTCATCAAGAGGAGGCTTTGCAAAAAAGTCACAACAAGAAAAATTTCGCATACTTTATGGAGATGGGTTGTGGCAAATCAAAAGTTTTAATCGATAATATATATTGGCTTTGGCAGCAGAAAGAAATTGATACTGCGATAGTTGTTGCCCCCAAGGGTGTGTATATGAATTGGAAGAACAATGAGATACCAATTCATTTACCCGATGATATAGATGCAGATATATATTTATGGAAAGCTAGTTCTACAAAAAACGAAAAGAAAAAACTAAGCGAAGGTGTAACCAAAAGAGATAAGTTTAGAATATTATTAATGAATGTAGAATCATTCGTTACCAAAAAAGCACCCGTGTTCCTTGAATCGTTTACCCACAGAAGTGAATTCTTACTCGCTATCGATGAGTCAACAACAATCAAAAATGTAAAAGCAAAACGTACAAAATCAATCATGAAGTTTGGAGAGACTGCCAAGTATAAAAGAATACTAACGGGTTCTCCAATAACACAATCGCCCTTAGACTTGTATTCACAATGTGCTTTTCTAAGTAAATCTCTTCTTGGATATGATAGCTATTGGTCTTTTCAAGGAAGGTTTGCGATTATTAAACAACAAAGAATGGGCAGTATGAGTTTCAATCAAGTTGTTGGCTACAAAAATTTGGAAGAGTTAACACAGAAATTAAAATTTTTTGCCCACAGAACAACGAAGAAAGAAGCCTTGGATTTACCCGATAAGATTTATACAACAAGGCAAGTAGAACTAACCTCTACACAGATAGATCAATATATAAGTATGAAGAAGACATCTGTCATCTATTTAGAAGATGGTAATATGGTATCTGCTCCCGAAGTTATGACAAGACTTCTTAGACTACAACAACTGCTTTGTGGATATCTTGTGAATGATGATGGAGAAACAATAGAGTTAGCTAATAATAGAATAAAAGTCATGATGGAAGTCATCGAAGAAATGGATGGCAAAGTAATTATATGGTCAAGGTTTCGTTACGACATAAAGAAAATTAAAAACGAATTAGCAAAAGCCTATGGATCGGGTTCCGTGGTCACTTATTATGGCGACACCTCTCAAGAAGATAGAGACTCGGCAATACATAACTTTCAAACAAATCCAGAGACGAGGTTCTTTGTCAGTAATGCACAAACGGGTGGTCGAGGTATAACTTTAACGGCTGCATCGAATGTAATTTACTACTCCAATGACTTTAACCTGGAGTCAAGAAAACAATCAGAAGACAGATGTCATAGAATAGGTCAACATAAACCCGTGCTATATGTTGATTTAGTGTGCCCCAACACAGTTGATGTACACATAGTTAAGTCCTTGTTACAAAAGGATAAAATAGCAAACAAAACATTAGGAGAGGAAGTATTAGAATGGCTAAAAGTATAAGATCGGAGAAATTAACAGGGACGGCTGGCGAACTTTTTGCAGCTTTCGAGTTAACAATGCTAGGAGTTCAATGTGACCTGGTTAAACAAGATGGAACAGATGTAGTTGCCATAAAAGGATTTGGTGTACCCATTGCTCAAAGAATAGAAGTAAAGACATCGACTCATACGAATGAAAACTACAAGAAAAACGGAAAGCAATATAGTTTTACAACAAGTAAAGGTAACAATCCAAAAAGACCATACACAAAAGAGGACTGCGATATATTAGCTTTGGTTTGTTTGCCCGAAAGAAAAATACAATTTCTTCCCGTAGGTATGGTTCGTGGTGTAACTAAAAAAATACATAAAGATGCATTCATTAATGATCCAGACATTACGGCAAGATCATGGCAGTTTGCTTTAGATAGAAGTGTAGAAGAAACAGAAAAGTATTTACGGGAACGAAGAGAACTTTATGTAGCCAAAAATTTAGAACCTGGGTTGAATGCTCTTTTTGCAGATGAACAAATTTTAGCGAGGCTTTATCAAGATGTTCACTAGCCATATAAAAATAAATAAGAAATTATTTGACATTATAGTAAATAGTAGGCATAACAATTAAAAGGGAGAATTAAATGAAAAATGTAGAATCTAGTCTAGATGTAATTTCAAGAAAAAAAATATGTTCAGAAATTGGTATATCAAGAGACACACTAAAAAATTGGGTTAAAGATAGAAAATTTCCTGAACCTTTAAATCTTCCCGTAAGACAACCTATATGGAAGTTATCTGAAGTAAAAAACTGGTTACGAGAGGGAGTATAAAATGGATTCAGAAAAATGGAAATCAGTAGCAGTACCAATTAAGACTTGGAACATGCTAAAAGAATTGTCGCAAGACAATGACCGATCAATAGGCGGTCAGATTTCTTTTCTCACTAAGCAAGAATACATGTGGAAAAAGAGTCAAACAAATTCTATTGACAAGCAACAAGCTAGGGGTTAAAACCTTAGTTCCAATACCGAAGGGTATAAACTTTAAACAAGAAGGAGAGAAAGATGAGTGATGTGTTTTCACTGTTTGAAGAAGAAGCTGCCAACCCTCAAGCATTTGATAAGGTTGGAGAAGATGGTACTAAAAGACTATCTTCACTTATAAGGCAAACTGTTGACTTAGATAAACAAGTCAAAGATGCCGAAAAATACTTGAAAGACTTGCAGTACAAAAAGCGAACTATCGATGAGGAGGACATACCTTCATTAATGGAAGAGCTTGGAGTACAAAGTCTGACAGTAGATGGGAACAAAGTCTCCGTAGAAAAATTTGTATCAGCAAGAATTCCTGAAGATAAGAAGGCAGAAGCATTTAACTTTCTGCGTTCTATTGGCGAGGCTGATATAATTAAGAACGAAGTCGTTGTTCAATTTGGGATGGGTCAAGATAATGTAGCGGGGGCCGTGCTTGATGATTTATCAAAGCAAGGGCTAAATCCTGCCCAAAAAACCCATATACACCCAATGACTTTAAGGACATGGATAAAGAACAGAATCGAAGATGGTCAAGAGGTCGATTTCGATACGTTTGGAGTTTATGTTGGTAACCGTGCAAAGATTAAAGGAGGTCAGTAATGTCCCAAGCAGTAGCACAAAAAGCAAAGACAGAAGTAGCAGTATCAGATTTATCTTCATTACTTGAAGAAGAAGCTGGTGCTGGTCTTGAAAACTTCACAACAGACGATATGCAAATTCCTTTTATAAGGATACTACAAGCATTATCGCCACAACTAAACAAGCAAGACAGTATGTATATGAAGGGAGCCGAACAAGGCGACATCTTTAATACTGTGTCTCAACAAGTCTTCCGAGCAGAAGAAGGAATAATTGTTGTACCTTGTTTCTTTGAAAAGAAGTTTCTGGAGTTCGCCCTTAGATCAAGTGGTGGTGGTTTCATTAGAGAACTATCTCCCGATGATAAGGACATAACTTTAACAACTCGTGAAGGTGCGGCAGAAATTCTGCCATCTGGTAATGAGTTAGTTAGGACTCATCAACATCTCGTGCAAGTGATGGATCCCGAAACTAAGTTAAGTTCTCCAGCAGTTCTTGATATGAAGAAGACACAGTTAAAAGTCTCTCGTAGATGGAACACTATGAAGAATGGCATAAGACTACCTTCGGGTAAACCTATGCCTCTCTATGGAACTGCATGGTCTATTAAGACTATTGCAGAAAGCAATGATCAAGGTAGTTGGTATAACTACAAGGTTGATCGTGTAACTGAGATGACAAAGGAACTAGAGGCTATGATGTTAGAGGCTAGGACTATGTATCAAAGTTTTAGAAAAGGGGAAATTAAAATGGCTGCGGCTTCTGCCGATGAAATGTCATCAAGTCAGAAGGACGAAGAAATACCGTTTTAATTAACTGAGCCGTGGCTATGTCCTCCAAGCCACGGCTCTTTTTTCTATGGAGTGAAGAGTGAATTTAGCAGAAGAATTAATGAAAGCCTTTGAAGGTTTTCGATCAGCACATGGTCAGACAGAAGTGTCAAGCCAAAGAACGGCTGGCAAACAAAAAGCAAAATCTTACATTGTAAGAAATCCATTAACACTTGAATTAATCCAAAAGCACATCGATGGTAAACAAGGTGTCGGTGCTATACCAATCAATGAGGATAACAAGTGCAAGTTTGGTGCTTTAGATATAGATCAATATCCTCTTGACCATAATGAATTAATAGATAAATTAGAAAAGTTCAATGTTCCGTGTATCGTGTGCCGTAGTAAATCTGGTGGTGCACATATATTCTTTTTCTTTGAGGAGTGGATGAATGCGAGTGATTTTAGAGACAAGGCTGCTGAAATATCTGCTGCTCTTGGGCATGGTCGGTGTGAAATATTCCCGAAGCAAGAACAGGTTCTTGTCGAGCGGGGCGATGTGGGTAACTTCATTAATTTGCCGTATTTTGACTCGGATCAAACTTTCCGTTATGCGATCCTCAAAAAGGAGGGAACGTACAAGGATGCTTCGTTACAGGAATTCATTGAAGAGATACAAAAAGTCAAAACGAATCCGAAAGATTTCTTAAAGATACCAATCGGTGGGGCAGTCGAATTATATCCTAACTATGTTCCGTGCTTACGTTCATTAATGTCAATAGGTATATTCGAAGGGGGGAGAAACCGAGCTGCTTTCCATCTTGGTGTTTTCTTACAAAAAGCTTTTCCCCAAGATTGGAAATCTAAATTAGAAGAACATAATGCAAAAGACTTTACACCACCACTTACGGCATCAGAAGTTGTAGCAATACAAAACACATTAGAAAAAAAAGAATATCAATATTTATGTAAAGAAGAACCTATGTCCTCTCATTGTAATCAAGGAGTATGTAGAACTTTAAAGCATGGTATTGGTGTTGGATCTATGCCTACAATTAGTGGACTATCTGTTATCTTATCGGAGCCAAGACTATGGTTCGTGGATATAGGTGGGAGAAGACTTGAGTTAACAACAGATGAATTACAAACTCCAAGACTGTTTCAAAGAGCATGTATGGAACAATTAAATTTCATGCCCCCGAAGTTAAGAGATAATCTTTGGGAAGAACAAATCAATGGTTTATTAGAAAACTGTAATGAAATAAATGTACCCGAGGAACTTACATACAAAGGACAGTTTATATCTTTGTTAGAGACTTATTGTACGGGGCGAGTACAAGCACAAACCTTTGAAGAAATTATGTTAGGTAAACCATACACAGAGGCAGAAGAGAGTAAGACTTATTTTAGGCTTGAATCTTTGATGGAGTTTATGAGACAGAAAAAGTTTGACGTTTATACAAGAGCACAAGTGCAAGAAAGATTAAAAGAAATAAATAGTGGAGATAGTTCTATTGTAAAAAGATTTAAAACATCAACGGGAAACTCTAAAACAATTCGTGTTTGGAGTATACCAGAATTTGTGTCAGAAGTAGAAATAGAACCCGTTAAGATAGAAGCAGGTGAGGCACCGTTCTAATGGAAGTATTAATAGCTTTTTGTATTGTATTGGTTGAGGCACCTAGAATAGATGGTGGTAAGTCAATATGTAGTGTTTATGAACCTAGGGTTGAGTTTAAAAGCAGACAAGAATGTATGGCAGATAAAAAACTAATAGAGGATTATGTTGTTGAAGAGGCTTGGAAGATTCATCCCAAGGCAGTGCGAATATATGCGAAAGGAATATGTAGTGGAAAGTGATGTAAGAGCAGACACAAAGTTGATGAACGATATTTGTGTTGAGGTTTTAAATGACTATTTAAAATATTTTAAAATGGCAGAAAGAGCTATGAGAAAACTTCCTGGATCTCTAACAAGAAAAGAAAGAACCGAATTAGTTTATTATCAAGAGATGGTTAGAAATATAGGAATGGTTAAAGATTACATAGATACTAGAACTGAATCAATAAATTTCGATTGGGATAGTTAATGGAGACAGTAATTTTTGGACCCCCTGGCACGGGAAAAACAACAACCTTAATTGATATAATTAAGAAAAGCATTCAAGATGGAATGGATCCTACTAAGATAGCTTTCATGTCCTTTAGCCGTAAGGCTGCGACTGAAGCCAGAGATAGGTCTGCTATTGAACTTGGTCTAGATATAAAACAGATGCTTTATTTTAGAACATTACACTCTCTTGCTTTTACATGGCTAGGTCTAGAAAGTAAAAGAGTGTTTAAAGGTTCTGACTATAATGATCTTGGTAAGCTTGTTGGCTTAGAGTTTAGATCGGCTCCGACTATTAGTTTAGAAGAAGGACCTTTGTTTCAAATAGGAGCTGGTGGGGACAAGTATATGTCCCTTATACAGATGGCTCGTGTTAGAGAAGTATCTTTAGAACAACAGTTTAATGATGCTTGGGATCACACATTACATTGGCAAGAGTTAAAAAATTTAGACAAAGCTTATCGTGATTATAAAGACGCTAAGAATAAATTAGACTTTGTTGATATGATTGAAAAATTTGTAGAACAAGGAACGTCTCCTAAGTTTGACTTACTTATAATAGATGAGGCACAAGATCTAGCACCTCTGCAATGGAAGATGGTTAAAGAAGTATTAGTACCTAATTCAAAAAAAGTTTACTATGCTGGAGATGATGATCAAGCTATATACACTTGGATGGGTGTAAAGGTTTCTGATTTTCTAAATGCTTGTGATGATAAATTATTCTTAACACAATCGTTCCGTGTACCGAGTACCATTCACAAATTTTCACAAGACTTAATAAAAAAAGTAGCTACCAGACAATCAAAAGTATGGCAACCCGCCAAAAAAGATGGCACCATAACATGGCATCGAGATATACTTGATGTAGATTTAACTAGTGGCGAATGGTTGGTACTTGCGAGAACTAATTACATTACAAATAAAGTCTGTAATCGTCTCAAAGAAGACGGGTATCTCTATTGGAGAGAAGGCACTGGTTGGTCTATTTCCCCAAATGTTATTAACGGAATAGAGGTATGGCTTAAACTATGCAAAAACCAAAACTTGTCTTCAGCAGAACTGAAGAGCTTTGCGAAAATATTGAACCCGAATATTATTTCCAAATCTGGGAGAAAGTCACTATCGTCCCTAGATGCAGAACGAACTTATACTCTAGACGATATTTTAGAGAGTTGCAGTTTGAGCGTTACACACGAGACTCCGTGGCAAAAAGTCTTGAAAGTCTCGGATCAGGAAGTAGCATACATAATGTCAGTGAGGAGACGAGGGGAGAGGATACTGACGGGGACTCCGAGGATTCGGATATCGACAATTCACAAAGCCAAAGGTGGAGAGGCGGATAACGTAGCTCTACTACTTGACTCAACCAAGGCCTGTGTTGAAAGCTTAGATCAAGATTCTGAGATTAGAACTTTCTATGTGGGAGCAACTCGTGCTAAAAAAACATTGCACTTAATCGAATCAACAGCATTAAATAGGTTTAACATATGAACAGAGAAGAAATTTTAAAGCAAGCAATAGAATTAATTAATGTAGACAGAGCAGAAGATTATGGGCCTGCCTACGAAAACCACAAAAGAATAGCAGAACTATGGTCTGTTGTGTTTGGTAAAGAGGTAACAGTATTTCAAGTTGTGTTGTGTTTGTTACTTTTGAAAATAGCCAGATTAATATATTCACCCAAGAAAACAGACAGTTGGATTGATATCGGAGGCTATACTGCTCTCGGTGGAGAATTTGCTGAGAGAGAAAAAAATGACAAATCATGATCAATATCACTTACTAGATCAAGACATCAAAGATATTTCGTGGGGCAATGTAGATTCTGATTGGGAACCACCTCAAACACTGCCAGATTTATCACAACATAAAACTATATCTATTGACTTAGAAACAAAAGATTCAAACCTTTTAACTCTTGGGCCTGGGTGGACTAGAAAAGATGGATACATAATAGGTATAGCCGTTGGTGCTGGCGAAAGTGCTTGGTATTTTCCTACGGGGCATAAGGTTGGCAACATGCCGAAGAATCCCGTGTACAGTTGGTTAACAAAACTTTGTGCAGACGAAACTATAACTAAAGTATTTCATAATGCTTTGTATGATTTAGGATGGCTTCGAGCCGAGGGTATAGAAGTTAAAGGTAAAATCATAGATACAATGATTGCAGCTCCTTTACTAGATGAAAATAGGAAATGGTATAATCTAAACTCACTTGCTAGAGATTACTTGGGAGAATTTAAGGATGAAAAATTATTAAAGTCTGCGGCAGAAGAGTTTGGTGTAGATCCTAAATCTGGTATGTGGCAACTACCTCCTAGATATGTAGGTAAGTATGCCGAGCAAGATGCTTTGATAACTTTAAAACTTTGGGAAAATTTAAGAAAGAAAATAACTCAACAAGAGTGCACAAGTATTTTTGAATTAGAGACAGATTTACTTCCCGTATTGTTTGAAATGAAAACAAAGGGGGTTCGTGTTGATGTAGAAAAAGCACATCAAACTAAAAAAGATTTAACTAAAATAGAAAAATCACTTATTCAAGAGATAGTCAAGGAAACTGGAGTCACGGTTGAACCTTGGGTCGCCACATCTGTAGCAAAGGTCTTTGATGCCGTGGGACTTCCGTATTCTCGCACAGAAAAGTCCGGGGCTCCCATGTTTACAAAACAAGTTCTTGCGAATAATACTCATCCAATTGCACAAAAGATTATAAAAATACGAGAAATAAATAAAGCTAATACGACATTTGTTGATACTATTCTTGAGCACTCTCATAATGGTAGAATACATTGTGATTTTCACTCCCTAAGATCTGACGGTGGTGGCACGGTTACGGGTCGTTTTAGCTCAAGCAACCCCAATTTGCAACAAATACCTGCACGAGATCCTGAGATCAAGAAATTAATTCGTGGTTTGTTTATCCCGGAGGAGGGCCACAAATGGGGTTCCTTTGATTATGCATCACAAGAACCAAGATGGTTAGTTCATTACTGTGCCACCTTGACAGGCGTAGATCGTCATCCACAGATTGATGAGGTTGTTGATAACTATCGTAAAGGTCTTGCTGATTTTCATCAGATGGTAGCTGACATGGCTGGCATTAAACGTAAAGAAGCTAAGACAGTTAATCTTGGTATTATGTATGGGATGGGTAAAGGTAAACTTGCTAATGTTATGGATATAGAAGTAGAAGAAGCAGAAAAACTAATAAACACTTATAATGAAAAAGTTCCTTTTTTAAAATCTTTATCTGAAAAAGCTATGAATCGTGCAAAAGAGCACGGAGTTATCAGAACATGGCTAGGTCGTAAGTGTAGGTTTGATATGTATGAGCCTGTGTCCTTTGGATTTAACAGAGCTTTACCTATGGAACAAGCTATCAAAGAATATGGAAGTAAAGGTCGAATTAGAAGAGCCTATACATACAAAGCTTTGAATAGGTTAATACAAGGATCAAGTGCCGATCAAACTAAGAAAGCTATGGTCGAATGCTACAAAGAAGGACTATGTCCAACTTTAACTGTGCATGATGAACTGTGTTTCAATATAGAAAGTCAAGCACAAGCCGACAAGATTGTAGAAATCATGACAACTTGTGTTCCAGACTTAAAGATACCTTTTGAAGTAGATACTGCTCTATGTGATAATTGGGGCGAAGTTGATTAGTAAGTAGACTTTGCATATAAATCATGTAGCTCTGACATAGGATCTTCTACGGGTTTTTCATTTTTGAAAACTTCGTATGCATGTGATCTAATATTTGATCTATGAATACCTATATCTTTTAATGTCGCATCATCCAAGCTGTGTAAAGCTGTAATTGTTCTTCCTATCTTAAAATTGTAAAACCACTTCGATAACATTTTTATTCCTTTTTTGTTTATTAATGCTTAACTCTGCATTTTATTTATACATTCGTTCTTAAAAATAAAAAACTAGGCTAAAATGAAAGAAATAAGTTCCAAAAAAGCATGAATTAATTCTAGGGCATGTATCTTAAATGTAGAAAAGAGAAGACTATTTTAGGTACCAATCATACCAAAGCCTTGTGTTTCAACGATTCTGAGGCATCTGAGAGCCTCGTTTTTTCGCAGATTCCATAATTTCTGTTCGTTTTTGACTTGAAAGCTTAGACCACACAGATATCTCATCTAAAGTTCTAAAACATCCAATGCATAAATTATCTTCTATTTTGCAGACGTTTTGGCACGGGCTTACAATAGGCGGTAATCTTTCTGAACTTGGCATCTGGGTATGGAATCTCTGGTTGTTCGTTTAATCGTCTGGCAAAATACAGACAATCATTAACATTGGGGAATGTTTGGTCTTGATTAATTATTATTGTGCCTATCATATAGACTAAAGCAAACTCTATCATTCATCTTTGGTTTTCCAAAAGTATTCATCCGTATCACCAAGTCTAAATTTTTGACCATTTTCAACCTGGTACTCTATTGTACTTACTTTGAAGTCTGGTTGCAATGGCTCTTGAGGTGTCAAAGAATTATCATAGACTCTCATTCTATTGTTTGGATACAAACAAAACTGTCCGTTCTTTAATTCTAAAAGATTAAATGATTTATGTTCTGCTGGTGTTTCGCTGGTAGAATAATCAATTACGTCTGGGTCTTGATGATAATTATCAAGAGTACAAATATATGTACCCGTCATTGTACCGTGATCCCTTGTTAGTATCTCAAAGGACATTGATCCTATAAATTGTTTACAAATAGATACCACGCCATAATCCATGCAATTCCAAAACTGAAGATTGTAAAGATCCATATCTGTGGTCGGGGTATCGGGGCTCGATAAGAATGCTGAAATAGGTAGTTTGTCATACAAAGCACCATAATCAGGAAGGTAAGTTTCAAAATAAAAACTTCTGCCTGGAATAGATTTAGCACTAACCCAGACACCTTTTACGAATTCTCCATGTCCATCTTGATGATCCCTTAAATATTCTCGTCTAACCCATACGTCTACGGAGGGTAAGTTACAAATTAAAGTGGACATTAATGCATAGTCACCAAAGGTAGTGAGTATGAAGTATCATGGTAGTCACCAGATTCAATAAAATCTCTTGTAACTATATGTCTTTTTAAAACACCCGCTTCTATTCTGTATGTTATTAGTTCTTGCCTAATAACACCTTCGGTGCTTTGTTCTAAACTATCTTTAAAAGGTCCATCTTCCATTATATAATACCTTTCGTATATCCGTTTGCTCTTGTATATGTTAGCACATCTTTTCTATTAGCAACATCGTTGACATAAGATACATGCACCCAACCAGAGTTAGGGTCAATACCGTCCCAACATTCTAGTATTAATTGATCAAAGTTTAAATTGTTTTCTATATATTTTGCTAGGTCGTAATTACTTACGCCATATATTTCTATGTCTGCTGCTTCTCCATCGCAATGTTGTGAGGTGGATTTTGATCCAATGGCTTCACACAAAGCAACACTTCGATAGCCCGAATTGATATTGATTGGCTTACCAAATGCTGATCTAACTCTTTCTAGTATATTATGACATAAAGATTCCATAGCCATAACATGTATTTCATTCGGTTTGTTGACTATGCCTTTTCTTTCGGCTGTCTGTGATTTAGTAAATTCTGTTAATGAAAAGTTGTCTGATAGTTTCATCTATTCCTCGCTATTTGCATATTTTTTAAAACGTCCTCTGGATTATCTCCTAAAATGGAAGGACTAACGGGTGTGCTCGAGCCAAATAAACTTGGAAATTTAGTACTGACATTATTTGTTGATGGTCTTGTAGCCAGTAAAGGAGCTGCCAAAGGACTGATAGGTCCTCTTGTTTGCTCACCTTCAGTCAAGTTAAATCTTTGAACTTTATTAAGATCAATAGGTCTAAACATTCCAGGTGCTTCCTTATCTAAAGGTTTTTTCTTAGCACTTAGCTTCAAATTATTTCTTAATAAGTAAGCTCTATTTAAAGCAGATGTTGGAATTCTAACATTCTTTTTTCTTAACTCTAACATTTTTTCCTTACTTGGTCTAAAAGGAACATATCTGTCCCTCATTAAAGCACTTCTTTCTTTTACACCCAAAGCAGAATCTTTCAAGACTTTTCTTATTAATCTATCCGAAGCTCCCAACTTTTTTATATCTTGAATATTTAATCTCATTTCTCTAAAGGTAGTTAATCTTGAATCATCTGCTTGTCTATAAGCTTCCATTATTTGATCTGTTGTAGGTCTTTCTTGACGAACAACTTGATTAAATATAGATGCAGCTTTGGATCTACTTTCTTTAAACTCTTGAGCTTTAAATCCTAGTATTCTTTCTTTATCAATAGTTTGAGTTCCAATACCAGTAAATGCTCTAAATAATTCACCTGCTGGTGTGTATTCTCTACCAGTTGTTGGCTCTTTCTTTTCTCCAAAACCGATACCTCTTGAAAGTCTACCAACTTCTATTCCTTTAACAGGAGAAGTAAGTTTTCCTCTTTCGATTGAACTTGCAATTCCGATTTCTGATCCAATAGGCACTCTTACTGGTAGAATGCCAGGATTAAAGGTATTCATTATATGTACCATTGATTTTTCAAACTGTCTTAAACGGCTATCTTCTGTATTATAAACTTTAGCACCAGATCTTGTCTCACCATTTCTTCCAATCAAAGGAGCATTTACTGGCATAACATCGGCAACAGCCGAGAAGATCATTGACTCGTCTAAGAAAGGATTAAAAAATTCAGACATAGATTCCCACATGGCTCTGGTTACAGTATCTGCAACGCCTTCTTTTAATCTACCACTTGTATCCATGCCAGTAATTGCAGCTCGAATAGGTCTAAGTAATAAATCATATGGGTTGGTATGACTAAAATCAACAAATTCTAAATTACCTTTCTTGTCTCTGCCTACGGGTATAAACTGAGAGTTTCTCTGATATGGTGCAGATAATCTTTGTGCTGCTTTTATTTCTTCTTCATTTGTTCCTGTCATATATTGACCAAAATTTTGAACTGTAGAACCTATCGTACCGAAAGCAGTCATAGCACCCATCATTCGTCTAACACCAATTTCTCTTATAGCCGCTTCATTGCTTCCCATTTCTTTTAAAGCAACATTAATTGTGTTAAAACCAGTTCTCATTATTTCAGCTGGGAAAGATATAAAGTTACCTAAAGGTAGTTTTCTTAATCCTTTGATTGCTTCTGGAGTTAGATCGTAGTTAGGCACTAAGTTTCTTACATTATCCGAAGCAGTATTCTCAACCATTTCATCCATGTAATTTGCTATCTTTGAGTTAGTATCTAAGCCATCAAGCTTACCACCCATAGACATAATCAATCTTTTATTAGCATCGGCTCGAGCAGTGTTAATAAGAACACCTTGTCTCTTTATATCGAGATTTTCAAAATTTTTTCTACCAAACGAATTTATTCTTTTCTGAACTTCACTATTTATCATCTTTCTTTGAGCTTGTCTCAACTTATTCTTTTCAAAAGTGTAATTATAAATTTTCCAAATATCATCACCACCTCTATACAAGTCTTCACTAAATTGTAAAAACTTACCAATGTATGGAATGTCTTTTGATCTTCGTATGTATTTTGCTCCTTGTTCAGGTGTGTCTGCTGCTCTTTCTATTTCCGTAGCAGTTTTTCTGTATCCTAACCCCTTTTGAATATTATCTAAAATCTCACGAAGGTTAGCTGAACTTCCGATAACACCTTGCTTCTGTAATTTAGCTAAGTAATTAAGTGATTCTTCATCTTGTTTAAAATCAAAGCCTAATGTTTTTACAGACCTTCCTGTGTCCACTATATCTCTTAATACCATGTCAACAGATTCAAATACGTTAGCACCCTTACCAATATTACCTTGAGCTAAAGCAAACATGGCGGCAGACGTTACGTTTCTAACTTGAGTGTAAGGAGATAAAATTGTTTTAGCATATTGAGATACACCTTTCATCTTTAAGAAAGGAGCATATATAGCTCTTGCTATTTCTGTAGCAGAATTTTCAGATTGAACTTGAGTAGAAAGAGATTTATATAATGCTTTAGGAACAGCATAGCCGAACATGGCACCATATGGACTTGTGCCCATGATGTTTCTCTCATTTAAATTGTTACCTTCAGTTCTACCTAAAATATGTAAATCTTTTGTTCTTCTTTTTAACATTTCGAAGGCTTCAAATCTTTGTGCATCTGTTAGCTCATCGATGTTTACTCTTCTCCTAGAAGCATAGTCTTCCAACATTTTATTAGTGTCTATAAAAGCATCATTAATAAAATCTTGTTCTCTTTCCAATTGATCTTCTGCAACGCCTCTTTGTCTTGCTTCATTGTTTCTAGCTCTAATATCATTATTAGCTGATCTGATAACGGCATTTCTTTCTGCTGTTTCTCTAATAGATTTGTCTGCCATATTTTTGAATGTAGTGTAGTAAGCATCAGTTGATAAGAAACCAGAAAGTTCAGCTACAGTAGATATGTAAGCTTCTCTAGGGTCTTTTACTTGACCATAAATTTGTTGAATTATTTTGTCATCAACTTTAGTTTTATTTATCAAAGATGGATTAAGTCTATCAACTATATATCTAGTTGATGATGGTGACTTATCAAAGCCTGCTCTGTCTTTAGCTAATTTAAAAACTTGATCTATATATATGTCTGCTTGTCTTTCGGTAATTGAGTAAGTTCCGTTTTTGAATTCTTCTACATTGTCTGCACTAATTCTTATTTCATCAGATAACCCTGTCTTACTATTTAATATTTTTTGCATATGTTCAATATTAATAGCACTTCCTGGAGTTCCTTCTTGAGGAGCTCTACCTGTGATTTGAGCTTTGATGGCTTGTTTAGCTGAAGGAGTTACTTTGTAATTTTTATTACTAAATATTTGATATTTTCTTTGTAGATACCCACCAGAAGATATTTGTTCTCTAATAAGACGTTTAAAAGTTTCTTGATCCATGACCTTTTCAGATGCTCCAACTTCTGGTAAAGCTTTGAAAGCACCTGTCTTTTCCATTTGTTTAGATAAATTATCTATAACATTCTTTGCTTTTTCAAATTCTCTAAATAGCTCAATACTTAAAGGATTGTCTGGCGAAGAATTAAACTCATTAAATTTGGTTCCCTCTAATACATCCATAAAAGAATTCATTAATCTAACTTTTTGATTACCTGATAAGCCTCTTATGTCTTCTCTTTTTAATTCTTGGCTTATGGCATCATCAATATTTTTTAATTTTCTTTCTGCTATTTTCACATCGCCTTCAATAGCAGGAGCAATCAATGATCTCATCTTTGCAGTAACGGGATCTAGTAGTCCTTTATATGTTAATGTTGAGGCTACTTTACCAACGGCTGCATCTAAAGTATTCACAGATTCTCCAAGTTTAAATCTTTCTATAGAGCCTCCAAGTCTTTCTCCAGCTGCATCAATACCTTTTCTTGGAAGGTAAGAAACTATCTCTGACACACTGGTTCCACCCTTACCAACTGGAATATTAGCAGAAGCTAAAGCAGTAGTTCCTTTTAAAAACCCTTTTATAGCACCTGGAATAACTGCCGTTGCTATTGCACCCTCGGCACCCATGTGAACCTTGTTCATGAACCTACGATAAGCATCCTCTCGTCCTTGGAGCCCGAGTCTTTTATCTGTTTGAAAAGGACCTTGTTCAAAAAAGTCAGATACAGTTTCAGTATTATCAGTAGATACAATAGCATCTGCCAAACCTGCTGCACCAATTTGTTGAATAGCTATACCAGTTTTTCTGGCTCTGCTTATATTACCACCTTTTTGAGCAAGCTTTGCAGCTCGTCTAAAATTTTTAGTAACACCTAAAGTACCTTTGGCTACTAACCCTGCAGCACCTAAACCTGGTACACCAAACTGCACAAGTCCTTCGGTTATTTTTCCCGTCATACCTGCGGGATCAATACCTAATTTATTTCTAAGAGCTATGCCTTCTTCTTCAACATCTCGAGCTAATGTTTTTGTAAGACCAGAGGCATCTGTAAGTATTCCAACAAGTTCACCTACACCTTGAAACATACCTATAACACCAGAGGCAACACCTTCACCCATCTCTGTTAGGAAACCTTCGTACTTAGGATTTTCGTATGTGCCTTTAGCAGCCGTGGATCGTGTTTCGGGAGCCGCTGGTTGTTTAGCTAAATGAGTTTTAATTCTGCTAAGAGCTTCTTCGTCAGAAACACCATCTTCGAAGGTATAGTCCACACCTCCGTAGTTCAGAGTCTTACTCATTAGGATTTACCTTGGCTCAAGTCAACAGAACTGTTTTTAAATAATTGAGGAAACATTTTTATTGGAGCAGAACCCACTTTAATTTCTCCATCATCATCTAGTTTATCCTCTATAAGATACCTTTTAACCTCAGCGTAGGGTATTGAATTTATATCAATTAGAGCTCCTTGATCGGTATACTGTCTAACTAGAGCCAACAGAGTTTCGGCTGCTGTGTCAGGTCTGTCTTTAGTGTCTTTTATCCACTCTTTTTGAATTTTTTGCCACTGGTTTTGAAAAGTACCATCATTGTTTTTCCCGTCTTCTGTAAAAACAACACCAACACCAGCTACAGACTTACCTTTATTGATTTCTATATTTTTTTCTGTGTCTGTTTTTCTGTATGTTCTAGTATTATCGTAAATATCTTTGGCAATCTTTATACCCTCTGGAGTAAAAGAATATGTATTTGGATCAGAGATGTCTACAGTATCCATAGTAAATCCATCTTTAGGTTTAATTAAACCTAACATGAAAGGAGTAGAAATAGCTTTGTTGTTTATAATAGTATTCTTTAAGGCTGCTTTAATTTTATTATCACTTAGTCTTTCTGTTTGATCCATCTTTTTAAGTTCAACCAAATAGTTAAGATTAAATTTCTTTTGTTCAAATTCTGCGTTAGCTTCGGCTATTCCGTCAGCTCTCATCTGTCCAACTTCTGTTGAAGTTATATTAAAAATCTTCGCTTTCTTATCTAACTCTAATGCTTCTTTTGCTAACTGCTCTGATCGTTTAGTACCTAATAATCGATACATAACATTGGTTGATTCTTTTCTGTCTGCTCTAAGATCATCTTTTAAATCACCGACATCTTTTCCAAAACTTTGTAAGCCTGCACCTAAACCTTTGGATATGTTAGTCAAGGCATTAGAGCTTTCGCCTGCGGCAACTTGTAACCCAGCATTCATTAAGTTAAACCAGAAAGCTTGTCTTCTGTCGGAATCATAATTTTTTTCTAAATCTCTAGGATCATAGCCGAGTAACTTAATACCCTCATCATAAACATCATCGAGACTAATCTCTTTGCCTTCTTTAGTAAGTTGACCAGTTAAATCATTAATCGCTTTATTGTATGTTGTGCCTGCAATATCAGTGTCTTTAAAATCTTTAGTTGTAGCAGTGGCTACCTTTTGCATAGCATTTGTTACTTCTTGATTTGCACCGATTAGAGCTGGATCTTCTGCTGCTGTTAAATCTTGCTTACCCCTAAGATTAAAATTTTTACCAAAAGGCATTAACTTGTTTACATCAAACTCTTCTTTCTTTTCGTTGTCTAAAATATTTTTATTAGTATCATTAATATTAGGTTTTACTTCTGAAAGAGAAGTATCGACATTTTTATTTTCTAATGCTTTTTTGTCTTTTTCTTCTTTTAATTTATCTCCTATTTTAGAAGTACCAATCTCTCCTAATCCAAGGTCTTCGCCAGGACTCTTAAATAGTTGAAATTTAGGAGTGTTATACATAGGGATTTCGGGAACACCACCAAGCTTGTACCCCTTAACGGCACCCATCAACTCTGGCGATGATGCAAGAATACCCATAGGTTGTTTAGACATGCCCGCTTGACGAAACATTTTTCTTTGTAAAGGATCATTCATTATGTTGCCCTCGACCCACCGAATAAATTACCAAAACTGCCCGCTGATCCTGCGGCACCAAGACCTGCAATACCTAAACCTAACAGTTGAGAACTGGTGCTTGGACCAGGGCTCGTGGTTGTAGAATAAGTTTGTTGTAGAGACGGAACACCTCTGAAGATATCAGACATGAAACCAACTTGTTGATAAGGTAATGCTTGTTGTGCAAGTGTGTTTGACCTTGCTGCATCAAGTTCTTTCTGTGTTTGACCTTGACCAAGTGCACCAACACCTAATAATGAGTTTACATCTTGAACACCCATTTGTTGTCCTAGTTGTCCTAATCCCGCCGTTGCCGTTCCTAGTTGTCCTATTGATTGACCAAGTGCACCAGTTGTTTGACCCAACTGTCCAGTAAGTTGAGCTTGTCTTAATTGCTGTTGTGCTGCTTGTTGTGCGGCATTTTGTGCTTGAGCAAAACCTTGAGATCTTAATTGTGACCCAGTTCTTGCTTGTTGATCCATAACATTTCTTGCTATTTCTGCTTGTGCAATACCTTGTCTTGACCCACCAAAAGCACCTGCACCCACGGCACCTGCACCTAGTTGGTTTTGTTGCATTTGTCCTTGTCTTGCTATATCTGCTTGTTGTGCTGCAATAACGGATTCTGTGAAAGGATCCATAAAGTCTTGATAAGAAGTAGGTGTATAGTCTGCTTGTCCAGCTCGATCTATCGCAGTTCCTATAGTTCCAAGTCCAGTACCAAGAGCCTCGATTCCCGTTCCAAGAGCTTGAGACCCTTGTTGGAGATATGGTTGAAAAGAACCGACACCTTGCATTGCACTTGTTATAGCTTGTTGTTGAGCATCAGAAAGACCAGCTACTTGCTGATCAGCATAAGGCATTTGTGAACCTTCACCCGTTAATGCTTTTGCACTAGCAAATATATCAGCTAAGTAATCTTCTTGAAAAGGAGCTAACCTTACAACTTGTTCTTGTTTAACTTCTTGTGGATCTGCCATTATGCGGCTCCTTCTAATTGTGACATCATGTCATACATTCTTGCAGCACCGACATTTCTATCCCCACCGCCTGCACCACGAACTGCTTTTGCAGTTAAAACAAACTCACCATCTGATAATCTAGCAGGAACAGAATCGGATGTTCCTGTTCCAGGCCCTTCAACTTCGCCTCCTGCCGCCGCAAGAATGCCTACATCGTCCTCATCGTTTCGTCTGTTTCTATTATCTTCAAAATATTGTCTACGCTCATCTTCATCATCTAAATTATACATCTTATCGCCAATTCGTCCATACCCTAGTCTAGTTTTACCTACTGGGTAATCACGCATTTTTTGACCAGTTTTTTGTTCTTCTTCACCACCTGCTAAACCTGCTAAACCTAAACCTGCTATACCAGCAGTTAATGCTTTGTTGTCTTTTACAAAATTACCTATTTGATTTAAAACTCCACTACCACCAGCTTCTTGTATTGCTGAAATGGGAGTTGTGGTTGTTTGATTCATCATCATTTCTGGACCCGATATATTACTCATGCTTCCAGTGGATGCAGGTAATTTTTCAAAACCTTTACCATATCCACTCATATACGCAGTACCACCTGCAAGTGCTGCATTTAATAAAGCTTGTTCTGTGTCTTGACCAGCTGCAAGAGAACCGATACCCGATCCAATTGAAGCCCCTATTGGACCACCAAAGTACATACCAATACCCGCTCCGATAATCGGTGCAGCTTTCTTTAGTGTCTTAGTGATGTTCTTAAAAATACCCATAGTCTATACTACCAATTAATCGTTTATTTTTCAATCCTATAACGCTGTTGTACTTCTGTTCTGTGCATATTCTTGTATACTTGCTACAACATGTAATCTGTTTCCTGTTGCTGCTTGAACTTTTAATATTTCTCCACCTTGTAAGACAAGACTATGTGTTAATAGCTCAACTGTAGCATTAGCACCCACTGCTGCAACTTTAAATAAACTGAAAACATCACTACCGTTTGTAAGTGTTACTGTAAGTGTGTCTGCATTACCAGAATCTTCTGACACTAAAATAGAATTAACAACAGAAGCATTAAACTCTGCTCCACTAGGTGCAGTATATAAAGTAACCACACCAGTGCCTGTTAAATCTGCTTTTGCATTTGTTATATTTTGTATGTACTGAGGTATTGCATTAATTAACATTATCTTCTTCCATCTGGTCTCATATCGACACGAGGAGTACCAAGTTTCCAAGCCACTCCTTGATCAGTAGATTCTAATTTTAAACTAAACGATCTTCCTCTAAGTCTCACATCGACAACATCTGTAAATTGTTCTACAGGAGTTGTTGCTGTTCTAGTCGATTGCCCAGAAGAATTTGTGTCATATGTACTTCCAGGACCATTTCTTGCCTGCAATGTAAATGTAGCATTTGGATTTCCAGTGCTTGATGTAGATCCTTCAAAAGTTATATCGGGTATTAATTGCTTAATAAAGCTAAATTGATAGCCATCTCCTATATCTAACTGACTTGATTCAACTGACGCAGTCATAGGAGAACCGTCATCATCATTACCATTTTCGTGTTCGTATAAATATTGAGAACCTGCTGCGATAGGAAATTGTCTAACCCCTCTATCATGCCAAGCTGTTCTTGATAATGTCCCATAGTACCATGATTTATTAGCATAATTAAAAACAACATATTTGTTGTTTTCTTCACTATCGGCAGATGGGTAAAACCACCAAACCTCACTCCACTGAGAATTTACACCTGATACCACTTTGTCTTTTTGCGTTTCGTTAAAATCTAAGAAGACTTTATCACGAACAGTACATGGTATTTGTTGAGCTACCCCACCAGTATAAGCATAGAAATTTTCTTTACCCATCCACAAAACACTTTCATCAACGGCTACTGCTGCTTTTGAACTAATTATAGTAATATTTTTTGAAAGCTCTTGCAGACCAAATGTAAAAGGAGGACCTATAAATCTCATAGAAAATAAACTTCTATCTGTAAATATAAGTATCTGTTGCTTAGTCTCCACTGCTTGAACAAAGCTAGATCCACTACTTAATCTTAAATCTCCAGCAGTATTTGTTGCGGTGGGCGTAAAATCAGTTAAAGATTCTTGAGAACCAAAACGTATTAACAATGGATCTTGGACCGTGGTTCCAATAGTATTAGCACCAAAAGCAATAAAATGCCGATCAATGTCAGAGACCATTACTTGTTTAGCAATCGTTGGAGAGTCAGAAGCTCCTGCTAAAGAAGAGAGAGCTACGGCTCTTGAACTAGTGCCGTTGGTTTTATCCCAATAAAAGATACCACCATCTCTTGGATTAATAATTAAATCTTCACCAAAATTATCATGCGACCAAACACGAACAGTTGCTGTTGTTCCAGAGGCGGCGGCTTCTCCCCAACCAAAAGTTGACAGATCTGCGTTGACTCCACTGTAGCCACCTGCTCCCCAACCATTTCCACCTACTGCTGTATCTAAACCAACATTAACTTGATAAGAAGCATCTCCACCAGATCCACCATTTCCAGTATCAGAACTATTAGCTGTTACAGTATTACCACTAGTATCTTTGGCTACTATGACATAACTATTGGCATTAGTTATTGACTCTATTTGATATTCTTGATTTAGAACTTCTGCTGTTATTAAGCCACCTAAACTAACAGCTCCTGCTAAAGTAACAAAGTCATTTACAACTGCACCATGAGAACTATCTGTAACAGTCACACTAGAAGAACCATCTGTAGCAGAGAAAGTAACAGAATTTGTAGATGTTTTACGAACTGGTGTTATATCTGAAAAAGCACCACCTTCTTCTATGTAATACTTCAACTGTGTTCCAACACCCATATAATTAGAACCATCTATTGCAACCCAATTATGTAAGGCTCTTGCTGTTCCTAGATAAGTATTGCTAGATTGTTTTACCCATCCACCTATTTTTTCTGGAAAGGGAGTATAAAATCTTACCTTTTCACAATCAAAAAAGCCACCTTCATTAGAGTAAGATGTTATCTCTCTGTTGATTCCTGGTCTGAATTTTAAAGATTGTATAGGCATAGCCAATAATACCATTCATGATGGTTTATGTAAAGTTACGTTGACATTGAAGGATATAGAAACTCTAGGACTATCTGAAATATTAGGATGAGCCATATGTTGTAAAAAAGATGGGAAAAGTAAAAGATCTCCCTCTTTTGGTAAAACTCTGTATTCATCTCTATTTTGTTGATCACCCTCAATAGAATTCATATTTGCCTGTGGTCGTGGGTCAAAAAAAGATATATGTGAAGGAGCTAAATCTTTTCTATGAGTTACATATTTTTGTTGATTTGGCATACTCACATAATAAACTCCAGATAGCCAACTATGTGGATGATTATGAGGTACATGATAATCACCTTTTAAATTCATATTAGACCAACCAAACAAATTATAATCTAGATTATAATTAATACCTATATATCTTATGTAATTTGAAACATGTATGTTAATTACTTTAATAAGCCACTGCACTGCATTGTGCTTTACAGTAAAAAAATTATTATTTCTATATTCTTCCGTCAAATTTGGTATGTTTTTATTCATTTCAAGTATCAGATCTTTTAAATCAGTGTTTACTAACTTAGTTTCTAATATTTCTTCATGCATAAAAACAGTTGGAAAGAGTGAATTAAAACTCATTGTTATAGAGAATTGATGTTATTTAAAAATTCTGCATTATGACTTAGAGTAGGTATTGGTTTAATCATTTCACATCCATACTCTCGAGTAATGCCTCCACCAAAATAGTTAATATTTATAGTTACTCTATATAATGCATTAGTTGGTGAAGAACTAAAGTGTGAAGTAGATGGATCAAAAAGCAGTAATCTATTTTCTTTAGATTCTATTTCAACTCCATCAAACATTGTAGTAGGTGCATCACAATTTGTTAGAAAGAATAAAGCACCTTGATGTACAAAAGAATTATCTATATGGGGAGCATGATAATTAACTTGAGATGTGTCACTAGTTATATACAAGTTTGCTTTCACTCTTATTGTAGCTTGAATATGTAACTTTTCTAAAATAGTTTGAAAGGGTCTTCTGTCTATAGAAGGTGCCCAGCCTTCGTCATTACAATTAAAATAAACCATTGTACCAAAGTACATATCTTCGTTCTTAGTATCACCATCATTTATTCTACCACTAAGATTCCAAGGAAAATTTCCATTTGGACCCAAAAATGACTTTAATAAACCAAACTCATGGGCTGGTAAAAAATCATCATAAACAATATAATACGACATAAGTGCTCCTATTTAAAAGTTGGACCATTAACCCAACAAACTAAACTATATCTAATTCCCTTTGTGACAGGTTTAACACCATGTTGTAGATAAGAAGGAAAGAAAATTACCGTTCCTTGCTGTCTAGAATCCTCAACATTAAATTTTTCTTTGTCATCTGGAAATTCAAACTCTCCACCCTCATAATACTCTGGTGGTGTTAACTGTATAGACAATGATAATTTACGGACATTCGCTCCTGGGTTTAAACCATCATAAAAACCGTCTATATGAGGACTGTAAAATCCTTCATTGTTTGCACAATACTTAGTTATTTGAAAAGGTTCTGGTTCTACTAAATCAAAACCATAAAATTCTCGATTTACTTTTTCTATTAGTTGTGCGATAGGAATAAAGACATCAAGATGTTTCAAAGACCCAGTTAGCCAACTAGTTTCGCTTCTTCTTATAGTTGCATTGCTATGTCCTGCATGTTGATTTTCTATAGGCCCACCTATTTGAGCAGGTACAAAATTATTCTCTGCCATTTTTATTATATGATTACATAAATTTGAATCAATAGCATCTTTAGCTACTATTATATTTCTTTTCACTATTTATCCTTGTGTCTTGTTTGGTTCTACTGCGGTACGATATAAATATTCTCTTTGATCATATTTATATTTACGGTTTTCTTCTTTTTGTTCTATGTAATGTAAAAAAACATGATTAGAAAAATCATAAGGATAAGGCTCTCTCCAATGTTCTTGTTCACAACCTTTATAAACTACTCCTTGTCCTGCTCTTAATGTTATTGCAATATTATCTACAAAAATAGGATAAGGGTATTCTGGGTTTGATGAATTTAAGTATATTGTAGTACTGTACTCACAAGCAGGTCTATCGGTATGTTTTGGCAATAAAGAATCTTTTATGTATGACCTAAAGAAAGAATAAGTGGGCCAAAGTTTTTTGCCAACTAAATCTTCCATTTTCGGTAATAAATGTAATAAAAGACTTTCAAAAACTAAATCACCATAAAATGACTTACATGGCATACCCTTTAAGTGCTGCTCAATAGGTAAGTAATCTTTTAAACTATTTGCATGTGTAGTTAGATAATTTAATAAATCATCTGGTATAGCAAAAACACTGTTTTTCATATTTTGTTTTACTCATTAAATGCTAAATTTTTCATAACTTTAGCATGTGAGTTTTAAGCAATCAAGTTAAATTATGACCAAGGAAAGTCTGACTGTTCTGTTAGTCCCATTACCGAATCTTGATACGCTACTATTTGTGCCATTCGTCCTTTAATGTCTGTAAGATCCGAACTCAATCTGGTTTCAACAAAATCAATAACATTTGTTTTTGTTAAATCAGCATATGGTATAAAAGTAGACCAATCTGTAGGATTTCTTAAATTTAAATCAAAACCATGCTCTGTATCTTCACCAGTAGCATCACTAGTACAAGTAATAATACCAAGCACTCTACCAACAACATTACTATACGTTGTACCACTTTCTGTTACGTTTTTAGTAAAGACGGCAGAAATCGCCCAAGTATAACTATTTGACATTTTTTTTCTCCTATGATGTTGGTGCCGAACCAGCTATTGTTCCGTTATTTGTTAATGATATAGTAACTGGACTTGCTCTTTCCCAAGCACCTCCAGCCGCTCCTCCTGAACCAGCCGCTCCACCAGAAGAACCAGCAGCAGTAGAATTAGTTCCTGCACCTCCTGCATTTCCATTATTTCCTGCCGTTCCATAATCACCACCTGTTCCACCGTTTCCTCCAGCCCCACCGTTTCCAGCTTGACCAGTTGATCCCGAAGAACCACTACCTCCAGAGTCTCCACCCGGTGTATTTTGAAAACCTCTACCTAAACCACCAGCAGCTCCAGCTCCACCAGCATGTCCAGTGACCTGTGTTTGTTGTTGTTGTGGTACTTGTCCAGGATATCTACGATAAATTGAAAAGTTGTTTGGTCCTCCCGGTCCTTTATAATATGTGTATTGCCCAACAGTAACAGATGTTGTGCCTTGTGGTAAATTAGTAGGAGCACCAGAACTAGCATTATAAGGAAAACTGGTTGCCCCCCAAGCTACAGCCGTTCCGTCTGATCTAGGACCCCAGTAATACTGAGGACCTGCACTTGTATTAAAAATTGGACCTTGTTGTAAAGTTCCGGGTGTTGTTGTTTGTTGTTGTTGTTGTAAAGCACCACCTCTACCACCGCCTCCACCGCCTCCACCGCCTCCTCCTCCACCGAGGATAGAGCCGTTGTTGATAAGAGTTGCGTTTACACTAAACTTCATAGCGTTACCACCCGCAGACCCAGCAGATGCAGCACCTCCAGCTCCACTAGATCCAGCGGCACCCGCAGACCCAGCAGCACCTCCAGCTCCAATTATTGTACCATTGTTCGTGATCGTAATAGTACCAGAAGCAGGAGCATCTAGCTCTAGACCATACTCTGCTGTATTAGCTGAGCCAAGTGTAATAGGAGCGGGTATAATTATATTTTTAGGGTAGTCTACAGTATAGTCATCACCAAAAATAGCAGAGGCATTTTGATCAGTAGCATCTGAAGAATAAGTAAAAGTAAAACCTTTAGCTTGATCATAATAGTCACTAGCATCTAATGCCCCACTTGTTGGAACATCTGCCGCAAGGTTTGTTGAGGTATTATTAGGAGCCTTTGCTTTAATATTAGAACCACCTCTATATAATGCCCCTAATGGTACAGCACTAGAGCCACCTATAAATTCAGTTCTCAATGCAGAAAAAGATAAAGACTGTCCAGAACTTGGAATAGCCATATATTAAGCTCCATTATTAATTTGTTGTTTTAAAGTCTGTACTTCAATATTTAATTGTTTTACTGCCTCGATTAATACTGCTGTTAGTTTACCATAGTCAACTGATTTTGTTTCCATATCATCATCCGCCGTAAGAACAACTTCTGGTAAAATAGCTTCCATATCTTGTGCTAAAACACCAACTTGTTCTCTAGGATTTTCTACATCATTTCTTTTGTAATAAACACCTTGCATCTGCATAACTTTTTCTAAACCATTTTCTATTGGTTCAATGTCAGTTTTTAATCTTTTGTCAGAAAAAGCAGTAACATCATTGTTAAATGTTGCGGCTCCAGCAGCAGACATATCTATTGTTAATGCTGTTATCTCACTTGTTGAGTCTTGCCCTTTGATAATAAAGTCTTTGTCATCAACATCTGTAGCTATTACAAAATCACTTGAAGAATTTATAAATTTTGCAATGGTTGTACCACCATCTTTAAAGATGACATCAGCACCGTCTGCATCAAGTATAATATCTCCAGCAGAATCAAATGTCATATCACCAGAGTTTGTCTTCACTGTACTAACATTTACAGAACCACCAGATAAATCTAAATCTACAAAAGCATCAACAACTGCCGCTCCAGATCCTGCTCCATCTAAATATACTGCTTTAGCATCCCCAGGACCAATAGTGATACTGGCTCCACTACCTTGACTAATTACAATATTTTGTGCTCCACTCGTTGCATTTTCAATAATGTGAAATCGTTTAAGTGTGTTTGGACCGATAGTTATTGTACACGAAGAATCAAGTGTTCCCGTATATTTAAGAAACATTGCTCTACCTGCATCCGTTGAACCATCTGCTACAGTTGTAGTATGTGTGTCTGCATTTGTAGTGATGGCTTCAGTTCCAAAGCCTAATGCTTCACCAATAAGTTCAAGGTTGGTGTTTGTCGATGTACCCCATGTACCCGATTCATCACCAGTACCTATCTCTTTTAATCTAAGATTATTAACATATGTCGCCATTATGCTGCCCTTTCAATCCAATTAGCCTCTTGAGTGGGTTCAATTAAGCTATAAACTTGTTCTTCACCAGTAGCACTAGTAGCACTAACTCCCGTTAAAGATAACACAGAACCTGCTGTTATTGCAATAGCTCCTGCTGAAATTGATAAGCCAGCCAATGTAACTGCTACACCCGCTCCAGCTGTGACTGTCTCTGAACCTAATGCCGTTGTTCCAACAACATTTGTTGTTGGTGCACCAGTAGAAGTAAGTATAGAATAAACAGTAGGAGTATTAGCTTGACCACCCATTGCACTATGAACACTACAATAATAGTAGAGAGTTGGTGCTTTAGTGGCTACCGTTATCTGTGTATATGCTCCAGAAGAACCTGGAGTTCCACTAGTGGTTACTCCAGTTGTGTATTCTGAACCACTGTTATGTGTACCATTCGAAGTTGTACTAAATCTTAATGGATGACCACTGTTACTACTATCGCTTTGATCAAAGTAATATGTATTTCCCTCAAATAATTCTAAAGTTGCTTGTTGAACACCATCAACAAAATATTTGTTAGCACCACTAACATCTTGAACAGTAATTGTTTTGGTTACTGTAGAAGCTTCATATCCACCTATAAGAATAGAAGCAGAAAGACCTGTTTCAATAACAACACTAGTTCCAGTTACACCTTCATCGCCAACCGCTCCAGTTCCAACAACTCCAGTAGCCACAAATCTCATTTGTGCATCTACTACTTCATTGCCAACCGCTCCAGTTCCAACAACTCCAGTTACACTGAAATTACAATCTCCAATTATTGTTGGAGTTTGGACTAAACCTTGAGCAACATTTGTGGAAACTGCGAGGGTCTGTCCTACATCGGCAAAAACACCACCACCCCATATATGATCTCCCCAAGCAGAGGAACCCCATCCAGACAGAAATCCAGATGTTGCTGAAACTCCAGTGACACTAAATGTTATTGGTATTTTTGCAAGGACATTACCAACAGATGCTGTACCTACGACAGAGGTAGGAATGATAATATGTATACTGCTAGCATTAACAGTACCAATAGAACCAGTTGCTTGAAGACCAGTTTCTACGACAACACTAGTTGCTGAAACACCTTCGTTTCCAATTTCTCCAGTTCCTGCGACACCCGTAACAGCAAAAGAGGTATTACCAATACCTCCCCAACCTACTGCACCCCAAGTACCTTGACCCCAACCGTTAGCCATAACGGTTTACTTTAAGCTATACGAATTATAGCGTTTGAAGCATCAGCAGTTGGAAACTGAACAGTAAATGTGCCTGATGTAGATGTTTTATTAGTTGAAAAATCTAATACACACACAGATTTATCACTGTTTGTGTCATTATAAATTAATGCACCCATAGCAGTAATCGTTGCTGTAGTAAAACTTATATCAGCAAAATCTGTAAAAGCAGTTGTACCAGAAGTATTCGGAGCTACTTTTGTTAACGCACCGCCACCAGCTGTATAACTACCACTATTAGCAATTTCACCAGTTGTTGTGTAGGCAGTTGTTGCTGCTCCTAATGTTGCAGTAGTAGAAGATTTACCACCACCACCTTCTGCATAAAGTGCTAATTTAAAAGCATTTCCGTTTGTCGCAAAGTTATGTGTTCCTAACATCAATTCTTTTTTAAATGATGTACACATCGCTTGGGCTATAGCCATGTTATAATCTCCTTATATATTCAGCCATTTCTTTATGACCGTTTGATTTCAAAGCTTGGATTATAGTACCACGCTCTTCTTTTCTTGCCAAGAGCAGATAGTGATAGAGAACATGTTTAAGGTGTTCTCTAAATTGATTCGCTTGTTGCCTTATATGAGCTGGAGCTTCATCAGAGATACTAACTATTTTATCAACTGCCAAATCAGCAACTTGCTCATTTGATAAACCTCCTTTGTTAGAAGTCATTACATTAACACTTCCTACATTGCTTATACCTAATTCAAACATTTTTACTCCTCATAAGTTACTCCTGCTATGTCTTCTCTGCCTACTATGTTAGGCTTTTCTTCTATTGGATTTGGTGGTTCTAGTTTAGATTTTCGTGTAATCAACATACTACCTTGAGTTACTGTTGAAACAATAGGATCGTCTAGTCTGTGATAGCCATACAATTTTTGATCGTCTGGAACATTAGTATCTAATAAAGAAGAATTGTGTGCTATATGAATTTTTATTCCTTTTGCAGTAGCAATGGCTAACCAAAACTCGCAACAAGCTCTACCAGCTTCGGCAAAGGCTACGTTTTTATGAGTAAAATCAATACCATATAAATGAATATCCGACACTTCTTGTGCTACGGCATAAGCAATACTGTAGGCAACAGTGTTATTTAAGTATGCATATTTAGTTTTTTCAAGAACTTCTTGCAATGGATATTCAACAACATCTGGACATCTCTCGTCTAAGATACACGAAAATATAGGTATATTTAACTTAGCTTCTAACCTTTGTTTCATAATATCTGTTTGCTTACCTGCAAACTTTTGATCCAAGAAACGAGAAGGTGGATCCATCATAAACACTTTATCATGATAAATAACACCAGACATAGCATTTATTGCCCAGACTTCATCAAAATGTTCACTTCTAATTTTGGCTAATATATATTCTGAAAAGCTATTACCTAGCCCAACAATTGCTACGCTTTTATCTTTCACACGGGTACCTTACTGTCGTTTGACTCTAGGTAATCCATCTCTGTAAGCATCGCTATTTTCTTGACCTTCACCGTAAACTTTAAGTCTGCTCACGGCTTCCCCGTATCTTTGTGTGTATAAAGCTAACATATCTGCTTCACCCTTCATAAAGGTGTAAGCTTCAACTAAGCAAGCATATAACAAAGCATCAGGAGCATTTTCACTTAACCATGTTGTACCACTATCATCAGTTGTTATTGATGCGGGTCTATAGAAATAATGTAATTCTACAGTGTAGTTTGAATCTGGAGTAGGTCCAACAATAAAGTTGTCTACATCATAAGAAGCATAATATTTTGGTGACCCAGTAGTTGCTGGATTAGGATTATACTCTTGTATAAAATTCACATCTTTTTGTAGAAGAAATACATTTTCGCTACTTGCATTTACATAAGATAAGGAAAAAGAGGCTAAGTAATCTGAAGGCTTTTGTAGAAATTGATTACTGCTACTCATTGAACCAGTTACATTTTTTCTAAAATAGTCTAAATCAACAACTTTAAAAATTCTTTCTTCTGCATTCTTTATAATGAAGTCAAGTTCACCTACAAAAGTTGATTCACTGTTTTGTGTCCAATCTTGTATAGATTGTTTTAATGTTGTTAATGTAAAACTCATGATGTACTCACTGTAACTGTTCCAACACTAGCCGTAGCCTCATAACTTGTCAACTTTTTTCCTATAATCCCGTCGCCAGTGCTTGTGTAAACTGCAAAAATAGTTGTTTCTTTATCTTGATGTGGTCGTGGTTGATACAAGGCTGTCGGATCTGGGCCTGGATGATTAGGTTCCAACTGTGGGTGTTTAGCCTCGTACTCATCAGGACCAACCTTCAAACCATTCCATTCAGTTCTCATTTCTCGCAGACGATAACGAAAGCCAGAACGATCTGAAAAACCCCATGCTCTTTTTCCTGTTGCGTATCTAGCCATTTTTCTTAAAACTCATTTTAATTTTTTCTTCTAAATGACCAATCATAACCCTTCTCATGTATTCGGCTCTTGCTAAATTTGTAAATGAGTACTCACGAATATCATCATTATCAACTCTAATAGAAAAATTATAGAACGCTCCAGACTTCTTGATAGTAGAAGCACTACCAGAAGCTATCTTGCTTGGGCTAACTAATGTTCCAAATTTTGTTTCTATTATATTTGTCATTTTAATAACTATAGTAGGACATGCTAGGTGTTAATTTTAAAGGAGTACTGTTAGCATCCTCGGCTGCTGCTCTTTGAAATTCTTCTTCATAGACAGATTTTAATAGTTGAACTCTTTCTGGTGCTCTCTTCATAGATAAATAGTATGCAAGACCAGCTACCATACAAGGTAGAAATCTAAAAGGAGTGTCTGCATTATTAACTAAACTGTCTGCATCTTGAATACGACTTACATAATAGTAAACTAAAGTATAAGAAGCATCTGGAGTAGACCATAAGGTTATTGTTGGAGTAACCTGCCTATCAAAAAAGTATTGACTAGGTTGCCCACTACTAGCTTTGTTAGGAATGGTTAAATATTCACTTCTACTCATTTGAGTTAATGTGAAATCTGTACCACTACTATTCCTTAAAACAACTTCCAAGAGATCGACATAAGTAGCATCGAAAGAATAAGTTGCCGTACCCGAAGTAATAGCTTTAGTAGCTTGTGTAACTGTCCACATATTCAATCCTCTGTTTGCCCAATCAGCAAACATAAGATTCAAAGAACGTCTAGCAGTCTTTGCATCGTAGCCAGTACGCATTTCCAAGCCACAACGCTCATAAGCCTCTTCTATTATTTCACCGACATCTAAGTCGAAATCTCTTGAATTTGATGTTGCCATTTATTATGTAGACCCCATCATAGATCTTCTTTTTCTCTTGGCTTGTAAAGGTGTCCTAGTTATACCTTGTGTTGTCTTTTTTGGAACTTTTGTAGTCATAGCTTTAGAACCAAAACCAGTTTTTGTTTTTTTCTTTTTCACAGAAGAACTAGGACCATCGATACCTGACCTAGATACTTTTAGAGAAGGCACTATTTTATTTTTACCTCTATTCGGTGCTGGTGGTGGAGCTTTAGGAGCAGAAGATTTTTTTACAACTTTCTTTACAACTTTCTTCCCGTCTTTTCTTGTTAAGCCTCTTTCTTTATTTAAGAAGTCTCGTAAAGACAAACCAGATGCGGCTAGTTCTTTCTTTGAAACAATTCTAGGCTTGTTTGTTTTTGTTTTAGGCTTAGTTTTATTAGACCCTGCAAAATCTGACTTATCTTTTGCTTTACTAGATATTTTTGCAATATTAGTGTCCGCAGAAAAAGTGGTCTTTCCACTAGAAGCTCTTGGTTTTACTCCTGCATCACTAGCAAAAGTGTTCTTCATTTTTGAAGTGTTTGTTCTTATTTTATTCTTACCGGCAAAATCTGATAAGTCTTTCTTTTTTTTGTCTGTTGAAAAATCTGACTTATCTGTCTTTTTTTTCTTTAATCTTTTTGAAAAATCCGTTTCCATTATTTTTTCCTTCTCTTTAGTGATGCTACTCTTCTAGGCTTACCCGAAGGTTGACCCAACTTATTCTTCTGATTTATTCTACTACGTTTTTCAGCAGAAGTCATCTCCGAAGACGTTTTTGGAGTTTTAGAAGAAACTCTCTTACTAGGACGACAATAAGGTGTGCTCCTCTTTTCACCTTTTTTACGACCACATGCTTTACCCGTCTTTACATCTTTCCAATCTTCTTTAAACCATCTTTTTAAAGCTAATCCTGCTTTGGTTTTTCTTACTGCCATTATGAATACTTTGTGACTTTACGTCTTTCATTCAAGACTTGACCACAACCTCTTGCGACATTTTTATTATTTGATTTTCTTTTTGTAAAAGCTTTACCTTGTTTAGCAGTGATCACACCACCTTCTGCTTTTTTCTTGGATTTGTTTCCATAATTAGCAGCACCAACTTTACGGCACTTTGCGATGGCTCCTCCAGCATAGGCACTTGGAAAAACCTTAAATCTTGCTTTTACTTTGCGATAACATGCGTCTTTTGGCACTTCTTATCTCCTCTAATCCACTGACCCTATAACATGTACAAGTCCATCTTTTCTTTTTACAATTCAGACAGTATTTAACAGGACTTCCTCTGAATATTTTTTGTTTTTCGTTTTCTTTTTGGTCTTTTTTTATTTCCATTTGAGACTGAGTTTTTTATTTGTTTGCTCATCGAGCCCCTCGACATAACCATCTTTCTTTCTCCTAATAAAATCTTCCCACAAAGGTGTTATCATTTTATGGTTTTCAGATACTTTTTCTGCCATGATAGCTGTTCTTTTATCAACCTCAATTAAAGTTGATACAGACCATCCTATAGCACCTGCAAATAAAACTATCATTACACCAGTTGAAATCTCTTTAGTGTTCATTAGCACTTCCACCTTCTTCTAGCTTGTCTTAATCTACTATTAGGATTCTTTGCAGCTTTAGGAAATTGTTTCATTTGCCCAGCTGATCGTGCACAATATGACTTACGTCTCTTTGCAGCGGTGCTACCTTTTTTTACTTTACCAGTAACAGCCGTTTTTAGTTTACTTCCAGGGTTGTCTCTACGATATTTTTCAACACCCTTTTTAGTCATTCCCGCACCAGATTTGGTGGGACGCTTTTGCCCACCACCTATGGTGTGTCCCTTCATAGTGCCTTTTTTCTTTTTCTCAGCCATATTAAAAGCCTATGCGTGAAAGTAACTCATCATGTCTACTGTAGTATTAGTCCACACGATATATAAACCATTTTCAAATAAAACTCCATTTTGTGGAATTGTATTATCTACTGTAGTATTATCTGTACCAAGTGTTCTAGCTTTAAATAAAGCAGATCCACTATTATTAGGGTCACCATTAAAAAACTCAACAACTCCTGCTGTACCACCAGAAACTATTGAATAGCCTTTTAATCTGGTTCTTTCTACATTAACTACTTCTGCGGCAGAGGCTGTAGTTCCTGCTACAACGGTTCCCGCTGGATCACCAACGGCAGTAATACTCGCAACTGTTCTAAAGAAATTTGTACTTGTAGCAGTTGCTGAATCAACACCTGTAAGAGACTCTGTTATAGCATCTCCATTAATACCAGTTCCTACAATAGTAAAAGATATACCTGAATCATCTCCTCCTGAAGTAATTTCTATTTTTCTTGCTGCTCCTGCTAAAGCTATAGCATTACCAGAGTGTAAAGCACCACCTATTACTAAAGCGGCATTATTGGCTACTTGTGCTGATACAGAAATACCATCTGGATCTGCAGCTATCTCGTCAGTTATAAAGGCAACTTTTACGTCTGATTTACCACCCGACATACTCATATTAATCTCCTTCTAAAAGATGGGGGTATAAAACCCCCATAAATTAAGCTTCGTAGCCCATCAATTCAATGAATAACTTACCAGCACTGTAATCTGCATCTGTTGCATCACCAGTTGTTAAGTATAAGAATTGATCTGCGGCTGGAACGCCAGTAAAGTAAACTTTACTTCCAGTTGTTGCGTCACCTGCGTTTACCAATAGTGTCTCTGTTAAATCACCGATAGCTCCATCTTCAACACCAGTACCTTCTGTTGCAGAGTGTACGTTAATGTCTGGATCACCACCAGCTGGTGCTTCAAAACATTCCATACTACCTGTTAAGATTGTACCATTTCTTGCAGCAGTGATCTGACCAATGTGACAAACCAATGATGTTCCGTTAACACCAATGATGTCACCAGAACCAGTTGATCTTAAACCAGTTAAGTCAATTAGAATTCTTGTTGTGATTATACCACCAACTCTTTGAACAGAACTTCTGTAGATAGTTCCAGAACCTGTTGTGATACCAGTACCAGCTTCTACCGGCATTGTGTTCGCATCAAAAGATGTAATACCACTTGAGTTAATGCTTGATTGTGTAGTAATTGCTCCAGTTGTAGCGTTTTTACTTATTGTAGTAAATCCACCTTCTGATCGGACTGGACCCGAGAAAGTTGTATTAGCCATATCAATCTCCTTGTCTTGGCAAATGTCAGTCGCACCATGCAACTGTCAAGGTTTAGTTTATTATACACAAAAAAGGGCAGTATGTAACTGCCCTTTCTTTAAAGTTTTAATTAAGCTTACGCTCCTGGTGAACCAAACACGGCACGAGGATCAGAGAAACCAAAAGAATATCTTTCTCTTGCTTTATATCTCATGTTTCCTGTCTCGAAATCTGGATCCATCGCAGTAGCTAAAGACATTCTTTCGAAGTGCTTTAGACCATTCGGTGCATCTGTCTTAATGAAGAAAGCATCTGTATCAGTCAAGAAGTCATTGACCACATAACCATTTGGTAACATGCCCATTGACTGTACAGCGTTGACATCGTTGTCTGCTGTTCCTGGTCTCATATTAGAAGCCATCAATCTTTCTGCTACAAATTGTAACTGACGAGGGATAATTAACTTCATGCCTCTTAAAGCAATGATTAATCCTCTCTCATCTGTAAAACCTGCAATATTGATTAATGCATCTTCTAAAGATGTTTCGTTAAGATCTGCTGCTGCAACATTGTCTAGAGTTCCACCATTTGTTAATGGGTGATCTGCTACACATAATGCTTTTCCGTCACCACCAGTTACAGTTGTGTCGAATGCATTATTTAATACACCTGCTGCTTTTACTTGCTTAGTATGTGCCATAGATCTTGCAAGTGCTCTTGTATAACGAGAAGAGATTTTGTCATAAAGGTTATCCTCTACGGCTTCTTCTGTTATTGAGAACGCCATTGCAACTGTCTCATGGTTATACCTTGCAGTATAAGCCTCATTTGCATCGTCAAATGTCACTGCGTTACCTTCCGACTTAGTCGGTGCAGCTCCAAATCCACTCAACATTACTTCTTCTTCAAACGCTCTGTCAGATGACTCGGTGTCAAAGATTTCTGAATGTTGACCTTCATACCTATTATACTCCATACCAAAGAGGGCGTTTAAACCCGGCTCTAATTCCTTGGCGAGTTGTGCTCTTGAAATTGCCATAGTTAAGACTCCTTATGATATAGCAGCATCAGCATCACCAGAAGAACTGGCAAATACATGATTGTTGAGTTTAACGATATAAGAGATACCTGCGGCAGAGTGATCAGCGTTAGTCACATCTTCATGAATACCCACAATCATTAATGGGTTTGAAGGATCTGATGCTTCAGCTGTTGATATATCAATCATAGCACTTGAAAGACCAGTTGTGGTATTTCCAGAAGTAGCAGTAGCTAATTGTGCTGTTTTGAATATATCTGCTTTTGCAGTTGCTCTATTAGTGTTAGTCCCATCTGATGCAATAATAAATTTTTGCATTGGATTGTCATAGACAAAACACTTTATATCGTGGTTAGTATCGGCAGTACCTGACCCTGCCCATGTGTTTTTAAAGGTTAATTTACCTGTTGACGCATCAACGTATTCACATCCAGCAAAAACACCAAGGAGTTGTTTACCATCTCCATCGGCACTTGTTATGATTGCTGCGGTTCCACCTGTCAACTCGACTTCAACTGGAGAACCCTGGAAAATCGCTGAAGCATCGCTTTTGATAAAATACTGACTAGTAGAATTGATGCCACCACCAATAACACTAATCGGCTTTAACCCAAACTTTACGTTTACATTAGCCATTTATTTAGCTCCTTATAGCTTCATTATAGTTACTCGGTTGGTTTTGCTTTACCACCGAAAGATACACGACTTTGCCTCTCATTACTGATTGGCATTGAAGGATGTTGTTCCCTCATTAGGTTTTCATCCACGGCTTTCATCTGGTTGCGGGTCTGGTCCCGATAATATTCAGTTCTTTCCTCTACCGTTTCTTCTGGTATTCGAGCAAGCATTAAACCACCTACACCGATTACCCCTGCATTCTTACCATCTTCAATTGTTGGATACATGTCTCCAGCATCTGGATACTCATCCGCTCTAACTGGTTCCCAGCCTTCCCGAAGTCTTGAGTGCATATTCGTTTTATCATCCTCACCTCTTAAATGAGTTCTGATCCAACGATGTTTGTACC